AATTTTATCATCATCCGCTGGAGTAGTATTTGCACCTGTAAGAGATTGCCAATAGTTTAACCCAGAGACTGTAACTGAAGATAGTCCATCTGTGCTATATTGCTCTAGGCCGGCTTGAGTAGTAGTATAAAAATTATCTTTTGTTGCAGTGCCAGACCAGGCAGTAAATTTTGAAGAGTCTATAACATACTCATCTAACTCATTAATATATAAGGCTGTGCTCGTTCCTATAAACTTTCTGTCCCAATCACACCCTCCTACTCTATTATTTTCAGAAATACTTCTTCTTGCTTTTCTATATCTAAAAGGGCATGCTCCCCCTACGATAACTCTTCTTGGTAACTTTAAACCTTGTAAATCGAAAGGAGCAGCCAGCTCAAAAGTTACATTTACTACAGTTTTTTCTTTAATTCTGTCTATATAATAAACCGTTCTCGGGAACTCTACAGGAGCTAGACCTGGACCAACATCACCAGCACCTCCTACTAGATATTTTTCTAAAGTAGTTCTTTTTGTGAGTTTGGCTCCTATTAACTCCTGTACTTTTAATCCTCCTATAGAGTCACTTAATACAGTTCCTATATTTGCAATTTTTAATGTAGGTCTTGATATTGCTCCATCGGAACTAATATCAAACCCTTCAGCTTCTATAGGTATAGCTACATACTCTATTTCTGATCCTACTACATACTCTGTTCTCCACTCTCTAAATCTAACATTCTCTAAAGTGGTTCCATTAAACTCTGCTCTTCCAGAAAAAAAGTAAGCGAAAGATCCACTGGCATATTCTAACTCATATAGAGTTATGAGAGAGGACCCAGGGTCTTGAAGCTGTACTGTTCTTATAATATCGGTCATGTTACTACTCCATCAAAAGTGGGGACATTTACTTTTCTAAATTTTGCTGAGCAAGAAGAGGCTGTATTTTCTGTAACATAAGTTTGAGTAAAATCTTCGCAAACAACTTGAAGAGTTTCTTCCCCTCCCCCAGATGCTGGTACTGTGAAAGAAAAAGCAATGGTCCCTTCCCTTTCTTGAAAAAAAGCAACTAACTGATCTATATCTGCTTTTGATCTATTTTTAAAGGTTACAGAAAAAGTTTCTTTTACAGGATTTAATCCTGATCTTCCTCTAAATTCAAATCCATTAACTTTATATTGTCTGGCAAGAATATTGGCATTTCTGCCAATATTCCTGTCTGGCACTATAAAAACTCCGGGACTAACTTCTATACCGAGTGCCATTTTATTTACCTATAAGCGCAAGGAATAGCAACTGTTACAGTTTTCCCTGCATCGGAGGCTGAACAGCGAATCAACCCTTGTCTTGGAAATACTGAAACTTCGCCTGCGGCGAGTGTTCCGTTGTCCTCAAGATTTTTCACAGTAGCCTCTACTCCATCTATTTTAATACTGAAAGCTTCTCTTACTGCCGTCTGTAGGTATAGAAAGTTGGGATTAAAAGCTCCGTTTCCACTACCAGATGTTCCTACTTTTACCCAGTAATCTGTTTGGGGCTTCTTCATAATATTATGTAACAAAAGCCCATAGGCAGGAAGATCATTACTATTACCATCAGGTTTATTATCAAAAGCAAAAGAACCAGGCTCTAAAGTTTCTGAGCTAACGGCTGCTGAAGTATATACTAAAACATCCCTGAGATAGTAATATATTGTCGTTCCTACCCTTTCTATGTTAAAAGGACAGACTCTATCGTTAATTATATCGTCATAACCCCATCTACCAGGGGTAACCTCTGTAGGGAATGTTTGAGGTATATTGGTACCTTCACTAACCCTAGCCATTGATCTACTATAGGTTCCACTATACGCACTCTTTATAATGCTATGAAATCTTTCATTACTTAGTGTAGCTACTACAGAACCTGACTCGATAATTTCTACTACAATTTCGTCATTCAAAACATATACACCTTCCAAGTAATCACTAATATTTGGTGTAGAAGTTTGATAGAGTGTTCCATTGGCATAGTTGGCTACTTGGGTACCAGGAGTAACCCCGTTTAAAGTAGTATCCTGAGGAGTAAGTCTAAATCCATATAGTATTTCATTTTCATTAGTTATAACACCAACAGGGGATGAATCACTATAATTAGCAGCATTTACTAATCCGAAAGATAATGTATGCTCATGCGTTCCTGACTTCCATAGCCAAAAATCTCTTAAGTATGGTGAACTTGAATCACTAGTATTATATATATCTGCTCTGCCTTGGTCTATTTGAACTTCAAAATTAAAATCTCCAGAAGCAGACAAAGAACTATACGCTCTATTAGTCCAGGTTATAGAACTTGGACCAAAACGTTGGTCAGCCCCACCGGCGAGGCTTCCAATTCTAACCCTATATGTTGGATATCTATGAACTGGCCAGGTATTGTCATAATATGCATACGTAACACCAATAAAAGTCCCTGATGTTGTCGCTGTTTGGACTCCATGGGTGTCTTCGAATTGATATCCTGAATTTGTGGCTGAAATAGTTGGTCCACCGATTGAAGTATTACCTGTATATGTCGTATCATAATATGTTATAGGAATTAACTCAGAAGGTGTGCTAGAGGCTATAGTTCCATTAGTAACTTCTGTAACAACTTCATTATCCCACATAGAAGCTATTTGAAAACCATTTTTGGAGTTTACATTTGCATCATTAAGAAAACCATCTACAACATGAGTAATTATTCTTTCTCCTGAAATAAAAGACTGAGTGGCTCCGGCATCATTAAAAGAAATAGTAGTTCCGTTTATCAAATTATCTGTAGTAGCATGAGTAGTTTTTACGGTTAATGGGTCAGCGTCGTTTACTCTCTGTACCCAAGAAGATCCATTCCATTTATAACGCTCCCATAACAACCCTTGCATATTCCAAGAAGGATTAACTCCTAATATTGTTGTTTCATTTCCTGCATGTTTCATATGCTTGCCGCCCCCGATGCTTGGATATTCACCCAACCATATGCCCCTACCAATGAAAAAGGTAGCGTAGCATTGACTTTGAGTTGTTGGATTACTTAGTGCCATACCAAATTGTCCTAAATTTGTACAGGTGTTTCCAGTAAAAGTCCATTTTTGACAACCTCCAGTAGTTCCATAGCCCTGAACTTTTAAAAGTGAATCATTTCCGTCGTCATCAACAAACTCAAAAGGAGACATCCAGCCAAAATCAGACCCAGTAGTACCAAAATCCTCATTATAATCTCGAAACGTATTTGAGTTTGGCAGACTTGTATTTATGTCATCACTATAAATATCTCCATTTGTAAATTGTATTAAGCCTTCGGGACTACCACCTATCTGCTCTTCCCAGGATAACTCTACTGGTGCTAATTTGTAAGTACCTGAATCAAACTCTGTAGCATCATAAGAAGTTAAATACCAATGAGAATTATTATAAGTACAACCAATCATATCTTGAAACCAGCGTCTACGATGAGCATCTTCTAGTCTAGAATCATAATTTGTTCTACTAGTAGTTTCGTTTACGCCCGAATTTGCGTTTCCTATTGCTCCCCAAGAAAAATTACCAGAAGATCCTCCGTATTGAAATGGAATATAATTACCATCGAGCCTTAAATAAGTACAATCATTGGCGGGAGACCACCAAGTAACACTTAAATGCTGTACAGTTGCTCCGGAACCACCTTGATTCGCAGGGTATAAAAAAGAACTATTAGGACTCCGAACATAAGTTATCAGTAATCTATCTGCATTATTTTTATCCGCTTTTATAGTCCATGCAGCTCTCCAAGTAGCTTCTATAGTAGTATTTGTGAAAGTTGTGCCACCTGTGGATGTACTATCATAACCTGTCCAAGTACTGCCATTATCGGTTGATTTTACTAAAGCTCCTTCCATTATAGCCCAGAGTACTCTATAAGAGTTTACTCCTGATTGAGTTCCTACGGAAAGTGCATAACACTTATTTTGAACTGTAGCAGTAACATCCGTAACAGTTGATAAATCATAGTTAGTAATAGTTGGGGTAGATGTAAAAGGTGTTTGTATACTCCAAATTCCAGTATTTGCACAAGAAATCCAAAGAGTGTCGCTCAAATCGTCATAAGACCACTGCCCTATACCTGTAGCTGTAAAGGTAGGTTGAAAACTAGTATTATAAAAATACCAATTGTCTTTAAAATCAGTAATTACAAGAGAAGCGTGATTTGCAAATACTACACCATTAGCTGGATCTTTTCCATCAAGTGCTCGAAAAGGCTCTCTTGCTGCACTATTTGTGAGATCTCGGTAATTAATACTCTCATAGGGGGATTTTATCTCTATTGCATCCCAATAAGTACCAGCACTCGTGTACACTATATTATGTTGTCTCCTAGAGACAAGAGTATTATTAATATATCCCGTAATGCTTCTTTTCATAAAAGAATATTCTACTGTGCCAACGCCTCCACTAGTTCCTGAAAAATCTATTTTCCATAGTTCAGGCAGGTATTGTGTGTAATTAGAAGAGTCTAAAGTGATAGTCCCATCTGTATTCGCAATTTCTCCTGCATCAAAGAAAGGTACTGAGTCAGTGTCAGAAACTTTATAATAGTATTGTTGAGTTTTATCAGCTCCTTGAGGTAAAATATTATTATAAACTGTTGAAATATAACTAGTTGTGGGTGCAGTTGTCTGGTACGAAGGAGCTGCAGAACCTCTTATATTTCCTACATCCGTGTCTAATGTATCTATATTATGCCCAAAATACCACGCACCGTCCCACTGAGGAACAGTTGCTATAGGACTGGTATCACCAGGATGAGCATTAAATGAAGAAATAGGCAGTCCATCATAATTAAAAGTATTTGTATAATCTAGTGAAAAACCTCCTCTTTGTTTAGTAAGCCACCAAGTAGCTTGTCCACTTTCTATATCTCGCATTCCGTAGGCTCCCCCAGATTGGCCTGAGAAACTAAACCCAGCCGGGGCACTTCCGGAAGCTGGGTAGTAGGGCGGGAACACGTGTCTAGTAAAAAATAAATGCTCATTAAAACTTTTATTGGAGGTAATATCGTAAGGATATACAAGTCTGTATAAAATTACTAGAACTTGAGTTGTAGTTTGGGTTATTGGAGATGCGAAACTAATCGCTGTATTCATTCTTGGAGGAAAATAGAAGCTATTTTGCTTGTATTGAGTTCCATTTCCGGCTATACCTATAGTATGTATAGTACGAGTTCCTGTAGAGGGTGGTAGAAGTTGCTGGGTTAATTTAACTTCATTGGTTGTATTATAACCCCCATCCCCTATATTTTGTACTCGTGGAGTTCCGGTTATCTCTTGAGCAATCCACCAGTTACCACCAATACCTCTAGCAGTCCTATTCAAATTAGCTACATACCTGTCTCCAGCCCAAATATGCCAAACCCCCCATCTATAGCTTTGAAGTTGTGTTCTCACATAATTAAATGGATCGAGATACACACTATTACTTGCACTACCACTTGTTTCATACCACTTAATCATTGTATTTATTATGGTAGCATCAAATACTAAATTTTCTCTCCAATCAGTTTCTTCTATAATTTCTAAAGAATTAACATCTTTTTTTATTATTTTTACTAAACCTTTAATATTCATTTGTTCTCCTATGTTCTCATAATAGTTATACTACCTGAATTTTTAGTATAACTTCCTAAATAATCTACAGTATCAATCTGCTCTGTTGACGAAAGATTGTTAAATTGTCTCTGAATTGTTCCATAGTTTTTAGCATAACTTCCTAAATAATCTAAAGTATCTATCTGCTTAATAACTCCTAACTCTTGGAACTGTTTCTGAATTGTTCCATAGTTTTTAGCATAACTTCCTAAATAATCTAAAGTATCTACTTGTTCAGTAGAAATAATAGTTTGATATACAATGGAAATACTTCCCTCATTTTTTATGTAGTCCCCTAAATAATCTACAGTATCTATAGTATTATACTGTAACAATCCGGAAGTTTCTACTACCAAATCTATTTGATCTAAAATAGTTCCTGTATAGCCTCCACTTCGTATACTGAGAGTGAAGTACTCTACCACCTCTGGGGAAGGCACCGGTTTTGTTATAGTAAAACTACCAAAATTAAAATTATCATCCCCTGTAGGAAGAAAAGTTCCCTGTACTTGAGTAAAATCTACCCCCGCAGTAGCATTATCTATAGTCCAATATATTTGCTCAATAGGAAATAAAGTTCCTTTAAAATAAGCTGTAACTTCATACGCTGGACTATCGTTTGGTCCTAAACCTAAAAAGTCCACTGGAGTATAATTCGAATCAGTTATTTCTGCTCCTTCTGCAACTAAAGTATTTAGATTAAGGGAGTCTACAATAGCTCCGGTAACGCTATCTTTTCTTAGCTGTACTGCATTCAATAAATCTACAGAAGTTGCTGGAGCATTTATTGTAAAACTTGCAGTACTATTTGCAAAAGTACCTGATAAGAATATTACTCCTTGAGAAGTACCAAAAACTCCCTCTCCTCCAGCTATAGTATAGTATAAAGGGTTGGTTACTGCATAATTTTGTACGGAGACATAAACTGTAATGCTAGTCTGCTGTAAAACATACGCATTTATTAAATTATTTCCAAGATTGTCTTGTAAATTAAATGTTTCCGGCCCTACAGAGGTATCTTGTACAGTTACTATGGCAGTATCAAGTACTGGTCCTCCAACTGATCCTGATCGAATACTTAATGTATACTGTTCTGGACCTTCTGTAGTTACGTCATCAAGAGTAGATATTGAAAAACTGCCAGTAGATAATGTTGTTGTTCCAGAGGTTGCAAATGCTCCATCTATATCCTGAAAATCTTGTAGATTTGCTCCATCTAATGTCCAATATAAATTTTCAGGACCTCTTTCATAGCTACTTACTTGTACTAGTAAAGTATCTCCTTCTGTCATCAGTAGACTTTGAGTTGTTATAATTACTTGTGAAGTTCCAGAAACAATCTCCTGAACTCTTATAAACTTAGCAGAAAGTGAGGCTATATCTTTATTTACATATGTAGCACTATAAGTGTCGCAGTAAACTACTATGTCCCGCTCTCCACCTGGCTGAGTCGTGTCTGGTATAGTGAAAAGAAATGTTTTATCTTTTGCCCTGTTTTGGAAAAATCCTATAATGTTTGTGATTTCATCGGCGGGCCTGTTATTAAATGTTAGAGAATAGGATTCCTCACGTCCATCGGTTCCTATAGAAATCCTGGACTCGTATCCGTCTCCAAAATCCATAACCTTGTAAATAGGTTTTATGGTTTTCTTTACGTCTCTATCTGGTACTCTTCGAGTAGAGCTTAAATCGTCAAATCCTATTGTCATTACACAGACTCATAATAAGCGCAACCCATATTTACAGATATCGCTTTTCCTGCATCTGCCGAAGAAAATCTTATTAGTCCTTCTAATGGATATATAGTTACTTCTCCTGCTACCAGATTATTAGAAGAATTGTATCCAATTACGTCTGCTTCGACGCCATCAATAGTAATACTAAAGGCTTGACGATAAGAACAAAGCAAATGGCTGAAATCGGTTCTATACGCTCCGGTTGCAGGACTGGCCTCTCCAACTTTCACCCAATAATCGTTTTGAGCGGGGGAATACATATTTAATAAGAGTTTTGCTCCATCAAAGTTAATATAACTATAAGTCCCTCCACCATAATATTCTTGTGTATTAGCTAAAGCAGGAATTAAAGATTCTGTACTGGACAATAAAGAAGTATATAAAAGAGTATCATTTAAATAATAGTTTATAGTTGTTCCTAC